AAGCGGGCGAACTGCACCGGACAGCCGCTCAGGGCATAACCGTAGGTGCCGTTGGCCGTGAGGGTGGTATCGACGTTGGCCGAGCTGAGGTTGAAGAAGTTGGTGCCGTCGAGGCTGCCCTCAAACCGGATCACCACGTTGGTGCCAATGCTGCTGACGGTGACCTGAAAGGTCATGTCGGCGCCGGTAACCGTTTGCGTGGAGGTAACGCCTGCGCCGGTCAGCGTGCTAAGCGAAACCGTGTCAAAACCACTGTCGAGTCCGAATGGCATGGGAGCCTCGTCAGGCGATGCGTAAGTGCGAAGGGATTAGGCTGCACAGCTGGGACACTGTGCAGCCCGGTTGTGCGGCTTAGCCGTACTTGTTCACGCCGACAGCGTTCACCGAGAAGGTGAACGAGGGGGTCGTGCCACCGATGGTGTAGGTGACGCGGATGAAGCGGCGGGCCTCGTCCTTGCTGATCGTCAGGGACTGCTGGGAGGCAGTGGTGGTGACGCGGGTGAAGGCGGCGCCGGTGATGGCGGTGTAGGTGCCGCCAAGGGTGTCGCTGGATTCGACGGTAACGTCGAGCGTCGGGGTGGTGCCGGTGCCGGCAGCGGAGTCGAGGACGAGGTAGAGGTCGCCGTCGCGGGCCTGCATGTCAACGCCGGTGGCGCTGCCGGTGGTGGTACGGGCAGCGGTGGCGTGAAGGTTGGTGAGCTGGAGTTTGTCCAGCGCTTGGCGCAGGATGGTCATGACTGGGCCTCCTCAGGAGTTGGGGTGGGTTTGCGGCCTCGCTTGGGGGCCTCTGGTTCGGGAGCGGGAGCGGGCTCAGGTTCGGGGGCGAGCTGAGCCTTGTTCATGCCAATCAGCAGATTGGCGATGCTGGGGATGACCTCAAGGATGGAGCCGGCGCTTACCGGCTCCCCAGAGACCATCACTGAGCGAAGGATCTCGATCCTCATGGCGATCAGGTGCCGAAGCAGAAGGCGCCGGGTTGCTTGACCGCGAAGTCAACGTCCTGGAGGGCGATGACGCGGACCGTGCCAGCGGTGGAGCCGGCGTAAGGATCGACTGTGAGGTCGAGGCCGGACCACATGCCCACGACGAACTGGGAGAAGTCGCCGAAGAGGCAGTCGTTGGTGCCGAGCTGGTTGCTCACGATCACGGGGTAGCCGTTGATCTCGTCGTTCTCGTAGACGAACTGGCCAGCCGAGGAGGTGGACTTCTCGGTGCTCTTGAGAGCGCCACGGGCGGCGGCGTTGATGATGTAGCGCATCGAGCCGGCGTCGGCGTTGGCGGTGGCCACGTCGGTTTCCATGCCGATGTACTCGGCGAAGGTGCCGAAGGTGCTGATCGTCTGAGCGCCGATGCCGCTGGTGTTGGTCAGGCCGAGGGGCTGGTTGGTGGAGCCGGTGCCGTAGATGGCAGCGCGGTCCAGCTCAAGGGCGATGATCTTGGCCAGGTCGGCACGGATCATCGACTCCACGTCGATCGAAGCCTGGAGCAGCAGGCGGCGGCTGTAATCGACGAAGGCGCCCACGGTCTTGGGCGTCATGTTCACCTGTTCGATTGCCTGCTGGCTCTCGGTGGGTGAGCCGCTTTCGCCGACCCAGTAAGCGGTGGCGGCGGAGGATTGCCGGGGGATGCTTACGTTGCCTTGGAGGCCGCTCAGCATGGTGACGCCGGCTTGCATCATCGCCATGCGGTTACGCAGGAGGTCGATGAAGCTGCCGCTCAGCAGATCGGTGGAGACGAGGTTGCCACCGGCGGTGCTGGTGCCGACCACGAGGTCGCGGCGGAGCACTTCGTTGGGGATGACGATGCCGTTGGAGGAGCGCTGATACTTCTCAGCGGCGGCCTTGCCGACCTCGATTTCAAACGCGGCGGCTTCGCGGGCAGCGCGGTCGCCGGGGGCGATGAGGTGGTTGAGGGCGCGGACGAAGGAGAAGCTGCGGACTTCCTTGTCGGTGAGGCCGAGGGCGTTGGAGTCGTCGTCATGGACGCGACCTTGGACTTCGACGCGGGTGCGTCCGATTTGGTTCAGCACGGCTTCGCGGGCTTGGTCGAGGGTGGATTCGTTGTCGATGAGGGTGTCAGCCAGATCGGTGCCGACCTGGTGCTGGGCGCACATGGCGCGGATGGCCGCAACACGCTCACGCTCGGACTGCCGAGCGGCGGATTGGACCTCCTGAACGTTGGTGGCTTGTTCCATGGATGGAGGATCTTGGGGGAAGTCAGCTCCGCGCTCGGCGGTCTGCTTAGTTTCTAGTGTAGGGGTTGACGCTTGATTTGTTTCTTGCGTCGTAAGTGGCGTGGTGGATGTGTTGGTGTCGTCGAGTGCGCGGCCCAGGCCAACGGTCTGGTCGGCGGGCACGCTTACTGAGGAGACTTCCAACACGTTCCAGTCCACTACTTGCATGTCGCCGTTGGATGCTGGGCGCACATCGTTGATCTCGTAGGCGAAGGATACGTTGCGGACGATGCCCGCTTCGATGTCACGACGGCGCTTGTATTCTTCGGTGCCTTTTTCGGTGGTATTGGGGCTCCATTTCGTTTTGACGTAGAGGCGACGATCGTCGCCAAGCCAGGCTTTTTCGGCGACGCCGAGCACCACGTCGCGGTTGTGATTCCAGAGCCAGGGGCCGCCGTCGTTCATGCGGGCCAGGTCCATGGCGCCGTCATCGTGCATCAGCACCTCGCGGCCCCACCAGCGCTCCACGGGCGCCTCGGAGCTGAAGCTAAAGGTGAGGCCAGTTTCGGTGCTTTCTTCGACGCGGAGACCTTGCGGAGCTTCGCGCCTAAGCACTTCCTTACTGATGGCCTTGATGTCGATTTTGCCGTCCATGGACTTGCCTGTAGCGGGCTCAAAGGAGATGGGCGTGTAGTCGTGATCGCTAAGCCACTTCTTAGCTTCGCTTACTGTAAAGCGTGCAGCGTCGAATCGTAGGGCTTGGAGGCGCACCGGGTCGTCGCCTTTGATTCCGTAAATGGAGTCGATGCCTTGGGCGAAATCGTTGCTCTTGCGGCGGAAGCGATCGAACTGGCCGGGGTCTACGAGGCGGGCGGCGTGTTCGTTGGGGTAAGGGCGTTGCTCTAAGTCGGAAGGGGCGGTGCGGTCGTCGTCTTCGTCGTCTTCGCTGTCGTCCGAAGGTTCGTCGAGGGGTTCGATCTTGCGGAGCGTCGAAAACTTGTGACCTACGAGGGTTTCGGTTTCGCTCCAGGCGTCCTGCTTAGGGCGGTAGATGCGGATGAGAGCGGCGGGGTCGTCGGCGGAGGCGTCGATGCTGAAGTCGCTGCCGGGGACGCCGAGGGTGCCGGTGCGCATGACGTGCTCGATGCGGCCGCGGGCCGTGCCACCGCTGGATTGCCAGGCAACGAAGTCGCCTTCGCTCAGCTCACCGGCTGCGGCGCGTTGGGCTGCGTAGTCACGCACAGACTTAGCGGCGAGGCGCACTTCGTCGGCAGAGGTAGCGGTACGGCCTTCGGCGGAGGCGTCAGCCTGGGGAGTGAGCAGCTGCTCGGGGATGATCCAGAACTTGCAGGCGCCTTCGGGGGCGATGTCGCCGGCAACGACTTCGCAAGCGCGGGGGCCGGCGTAAAAGATGCAGTTGGAGCACTGCATCCCTTCGCTGGCGAAGGGGCTAACAGGCATGTAATGAGCGCCGTGAGCGCCGATGCCCTGATCAAACTGACCGAGTTCATCAACAATTTCCTCCAAGGCTTCGTAGAGCGCAACTTGGGGAGCTGTAAGGTCTGGCGTCAGCTCGCGTTGCTGATCGGCGGTGGCGTCCATCACGGCCATAGTTGTTGTGTTGTGCAGTCTATCGGTGGCGCTTTTTATGGTTTTGGCCTTAGCGTCGGCCCAGGTCTTTCCGGGGTCTCCGCCCCAAGCGGCCCAGGCGACGCGGCCGGGTGACGGATAAGCGGGGCTGCCCGGTGAGTAGCCATCGCCCTGCTTGTCCACTTCATGGCGAGCGAACCAGGCGCTCATAACCAGCACAGTGGCGGGGCTCAGCTCATTACCGCTGAGGATTTGGGTGGCGCGGCGGGCTGCTACGGAGGTGCCACCTTTGCGTCCCTCGGCCTTCCAGGCGCGGTAGCGCTCGGCCTCGGCCCGCATCCCCTTGGTAGGCATGAGGTTGATCTCGGTGCCGTTGACGTTGGCCATAAGCGGAGGCGCTAAGGGGCGGTAAGTGCTAAGGGGCAGTGGAGCGGCTTAGCGCTGCGGCTTAGCGGCGGCGCTGAGGTCGGTGCGGAGATTGATGGGCTCGTCCTCGCCCTCTAAGTAGAGGGGTTCGATGTTGCGGCCGGGGGCTTCCGTGGGTGGATCGGTGGGTGTGGGAGCGGGGGCGGCGCCGCTTAGGCCGAGTTCTTGTTTGATTTCGTTCTCCTTACTTATGGTGGTCATGGTGCTCATGAAGTCGTTGCCGGTGTATTCCATGATCTGTTCGGCGTGGGTTTGGAGCTGCAGGGCACGGCTCATCTCCATGGCCTTCATCTCCTTGGCGGGATCGACCCAGCTCCAGGCGCGGGCCTGCCAATGCGGGGTGTTGTAGCGCTCAGGACGGGTCCACACGTCGCTGAACATCGGCATAGGCAGCTCAGCGAGCGCGGCCGCGGCGAGCCACTCCTCAAATACGCGCTGGTGTACCTGCTGAATTAGCACCGACTGGATTACGCGCCAGTGATCGCGGTCTTCCAGGATGCTGAGCCTGGAGGAGCTGTAATTGGTGTCCGAGAAGTCGCGGCTAAGGGTCTCGTAGGAGCAGCCGTAGCCGGCGGCGAAGCGGCGGGCGAGGGTGCGTACCACCGCTTCGTATTGGCCATCGTCGGGGCCGAAGTCGGGCGGGATGGCGGTTTCGCCGGGGAGCAAGAAGTTGTAGCTGCCGGGCTCGGTGTTCCAGAGGCGCTTGCTGTCCTCCAGGGCGGGCGTGCCATCGGGGTTGGTGCTGCCGAAGGTCTCGGGCTCGGGGGTCTGGATCCAGCCGAGGCTGTTGGCCTGCACACGCTTGCGCGTCCAGTGCGCCTCCTCGTACTTACCGAGATTCCACGACGTAGTAATTACAGAGGCGAACCAGGGCACGCCGCGTGTTTGTCCAACACGCTCGGGCATAAAGACGTGGATAAAGTCGGCAGCGTCAATAAAGAGATGCTTCTCATTACTGCCGATGTAGTTGGCGAACTCAACGTCACCAGGATGCTTACGCAGAATTGCGTAGCGGGTGGGTCTGCCCCATTCATTTAGCTCAACACCCATACGCCAGTAGTGCTTAGGGCGGTCGCTAAGTCCGGTGTATTCGTCGTCGATTTGATCGGCTTCGATTAGCTCCAGGCTTAGGGGCACTTTGCTGCGGCCCATGGGCTGGCGGACCAGGCGGATGCCGATCTCGCCGGATTCGGGTAGGGCGCCGACGATGCTGAGTTCGATCCCGTGGAAGCTGAGGCGGCCGGTTACGTCGCAGGAGTCGGGGCGGCACCAGTGGTTCCAGGCGGCGAGGAGGGCGGCGTTGCGGCGCTCGTCCTTTTCGCTGCCGTCAGGGCGGAGCACCTGGGGCTGCATTTGGATGCCGCGGGCGCCGACGACGTTGATTTGGGTGGTGCGCTTGGCTTGGCGGGCGTAGGGGTTGTCGCGGACCAGCGCACGGCTGCGGTTGCGCAGCACCTTGAGGCTGCCGCGGATCTCGGCGTCGGCGCTGTTGCCGGAGGCGAGGAAGTCAGCCGTGAAGCGGTTCCACTTAGCGGCGTCGTAGGCGCGGCGGCCGTGTCGCGCAATGGCGAGCTGGCGGCGGAACCAAGTGCGGAGGCCCATGGCGGCTTAGGAGAAGCGGACGTAGAGGGAGCGGCCGTCGCCTTTGCCGTTGACGACGTTTTCGGCGAGCTTTTCGCGGGCCACGTCGGCTTTGAGGCGGTCGCGCCAGGCGATCAGATCGGCGAGGTCGGCGCGTTTGACCATGCGGCCACCTGTGGGGGTGCCGATGCGGTACTCCTGGGCGCCGGTGGCGAGGGCGCGGATGGCGGCCTCAACCGCATCGAGGTCGATCTGGGCTTGGCTGCGCAGATCAATGGCGGTAGGTGAGCCGGCGTAGGACAGCGCCGGGGAGACGGTGAAATCGCCGGTGCGCTCGGTAAGTGGCTGCGAGGCGGTGACGCTGACGGCTTGGTAGAACCACTGGCCGGTGGCGAAGGCGGCGGTGGTAAGCGCGGGCAGTGTGAAGGTCCAGAGGCTGCCGCTGAGTGTGCCGGAAGCTGTGGCGCCCGATGCAGCGTTAGTGCGAAAGTAGTAGGCGTAAGAGGATGCGCTTACGGCGAGATCGTCTGTCCAGCTTACAGCGTCTCCTGCGTATATTTTTGACGGAAATGCCATCGGTGGCACGCATTTCGTATAAGTCTAGGTGGTAAGCGTTGCAGTGATAAGTGCTAAGCGGTAAGCGGGAAGGGGCGTTGGGGCGTGGGAGCGTGGCGGCTTAGCGGCCGAGGACGTTGAAGGCGGCGGAGGAGCGGGCGGGTTGGGAGGGGGCGTCGTCGGGGGAGGGGCGGAGCTTGCGCTCCAGCTGTTCCCAGATAGTGCGTCGGTCGTAGAGCTGGTAGAGGCGATGCAGGGAGGCGTAGGCGTAAACGAGTTCGTCGAGGGCTTCGTTGGGCTGGCTGCTCTTCTTTACCCAGACGCGCTGGGGGTAGCCGTTCTTGTAGCGCATCACCTGCTTTTCGGCGGTGAGTTCCTCGAAGTAGTCGAGGGGGGTCTTGGCGTGGAAGTGGAGGTAACCGGGACCGGGTTCGTTGTGTTTTAGGCGGCCGAATAGCAGCGATTTGATGGCGTCGGAGCCAACGGGGAATACTTGGGCGCCTTTGCGCAAGGTTTGGCCTTTGTGGTTGAGGTCTACTTTGCTGGGCTTGCCGATTGGAGGCTTCCCCTTAGTGGACATGCCTTTGATGGCGATGACGCCCTGGGCGGCGCGGTCGCGGGCGTAGGCGTAGACGGTGGCGGTGTGGTGGCCGCCAGAGTCGATTGCGCACACACTTACACGTAAGTCGATGCCGTCTTCACTCAAGAACGGTCGGCTTAGCACTTCATCGAGCTGCTTCCATACGTCGGGGCGTGAGGGGTCGCCGTAGAGCTTGCTGCGGTCGATGAGCCACGCCTCCTCTTCGCGTCCCCACGCCCAGACGCTGAGACTTAGGCGGTCGTCCTGGCAGTCGCAACCGATGGTGAGCGCCAGAGCGGAAGAGGGGACGATGAGTGCTTCGTAGGTCTCCTTGGCGGTGCGTTCCAGCAGGGCGGAGGC